CCGATCTTACACATGATGTCATGGCACTCGATGCTGTTTAGCTTGCGACCCATAGCACCTTTGAACTTGGCTACAACGAAGTTAAACAGGTCGTTCAATGGCTCTGGTCCACTGGCTCTGCCACCGAAGGTCTTGAGGCGACTACCAGCAGGTCTGATCTTGTCTAAGTCCCACTTTGGTATGTCACCAGTGTAGAGGAGACTGATGAGCTTCCTGAGAGCTTTAGCCCAGCCTTCTTTGCTGTCTTGTACGGCAATGACATCCTCAGACTGACCAAGGGTGTTTGGTATCTCAGGCAGTAAGCTGATTGACTGACGCTCTACTGAGAAGCCTACACCAGTACCACAAAGCAAGATGAACATGGCTTCATCGAAAGCGCGAGGATCATCGACAGCAACATAAGAACAGTTGTAGATGCAGGTGTTATCACGGTCAGCAGCGACACCAGCAGTCATGAGTGCTCTCATGCTCGGCATGACTTCTAGTTCGAGGATAGCACCCTCAATGTCATCCCAGTCCTGTCCAGTCAGGTTGATGCCTTTTGAATGGAGATAATCAGTGTACCGTTGCACTGTTTCAACCCATGTCTCTCTACGTCCCTTGTCCTCGATCCACCGTGCGTATCGGCTGGTTGCAATGAATGTCTGGTAGTCTGTTGGTAAATAGTTATTCAGCACTTGGAGTTCTCCCTTCAAGCTGGTTTAGACGCATCTCGCAGTAGCGGATCGCCTTTTTGATGTCGGTGATTTCGGATTGAACAGGGTCTTGCTTATCGTAGAGCTTGTTCCCTGCGCGGCAGATGTACTTGATGACGTTCCCTGCCCAAAAAGAAAGCCCGTTAGACATTACGAAGTCCACGGGCTGTATGGGGTGTTGAGCGTAATGCTCTGGTTGTTTTATTATGTCAGGCGGCTGTAGCTCCTTGAGCTTTTCCTTCATGAACTGGTCGTGTCTTTTGGACATGCTCTTTGCTCCCATAGAGTATTGGCTTCTTGTTCTCGTAATCCCAGTCACACCAGCGGAGTATTCGAGCTAATCTTGCTTGGGTGAGGGCGTCTTGTTTGGTGAAGCCAGCCTTGATGTAGGCTTTCTCAACGATTGACCAATCAGGTCTTGCCCCTAACAGCTTCTCTGCTGTCTTTGGTCCAAAGCCTTTGAGACCTTGGTATCCGTCTGTGGGATCGCCTGTTAGACATTGTGTAAGGAAGAACCTGTCAGCTTCGGCCTCTGTGATGTCGAGGCGTTCACCAGACATCGGCCTATATATCTTGGCTGGTACAGTCTTCATGTCCTTATCGTCAGACACGATGATTGCTTTGTCTTTATTCTCAGGCTTAGTAGCCAAGATGCCCATGACATCATCTGCTTCGAGACCTTCCAGACTGACTGTACTAAAGTGGTGCTTTGCCCAATCAACCATCGCCAGATAACCAAGAGGTTTTCTGATCTTCACGCGGTTGTTCTTGTATCGAGGGTCTACATCGCGTCTAAAGTTCTTCTTTGCAGTCAGGCATAGGATCACTCGATCATCATGTAGTGTCTCTCTGAACGTATCCATCTGGTCAAAGAACAATTCCTTTGCCAGCTTTAGGTCAGTATCAAGTGACCATATGTTTGAGCCATCATCTTCATCCCAGCATATCTCTTGCTCTGTGGCTGCTGTGGCTCTGTAGAGGTATAAGTCGGCATCAACTAACAACATCGTCATGTATCTCCTTCATAAACTGCATGCCTTTTTCTGTGATCATCCAGTGATTACCCCAGACCTCTTCTTCGAGGCGTGTGGTGATCAATCCTTCTGTCGCTGCAACAGCGATTATGTTTGCTGCTTCACGGGCAAACTTAGATTTAGTGGTGAACCCACCAGCCCATGACTCGATCAAGACTTCATACATGGCAAGCAGGGCTATATCAGTGTTCTCATCAAGCTCAGTGGGTGTCTGCCCATGTTCGTCCCACGCTGTAGTCAGCTTCGATGGGGAGTCTGATTTTAAACGCTTCGCCAGCTTCTTTCGCGCATCGTCTAGCGATATTACCGACATGATCTGGGTCTCCTTTTACTGCCATTTGTACCTCGTCATGTATCCAACCGAGGATCGTGACATCGAGGTTCTGTTTCTTGATTTCGTTAGCTATAAGGACAACCCATTTGCTGCTGATTGCGCTTGATGCTGATTGCAACAAACTGTTTAAAGCGGTGTGAGTTGAGTTGACCTTGATACGGTTACCACCAAGCGAGGTGATAAAGCCTTTCTGTGAGGCTTCTTCGACCTTGTTCTTTAGGATGCCGTAGGCTGGGACTTCACGGAGAAAGTTAGCTTTTAGGTGTTTTCCTTCTTTGGCTCCTTTGCCAATGAGTGCTCCGACTTTGGCATCTCCTGCCCCGTACAGCGTACTGTAGAGCCATGATTTCGCTTGGTCGCGTGTAGCAAGTCCCGTTGCCTTCTGATTGTAGCTGTGTATGTCGGACTCAAGAATGACCTTCGCATAATCACCACCATCATAAGCTGCAAGGAAATGGGCAAAGAGGCGTATCTCGATGCCAGAAAGATCGCTACCAACAAGCTGGTATCCGCTAGGCACAGTGAACAGCTCACGGCAATGTCTACCGTAGGGGAGGCGCACTGCCGGAACCTGTGACAAGTTTGGCTTAATATGTGTGCATCTAAGCGTCCGTGTGCTTGGGCAAATGATCCTGTGACGCAACTTACCGTCACCATCTACCTTCTTCATCCAAGCCTGTGGTCCTTCTGCAAGCTGACCAATACGCTTCTGTATCAAGAACAGCTCAGACAGCTTCTTGGCCTCTGGATAATCCAGATCACCAAGCACAACGTCATCTATGATTGCATGGCCTTGTGGTGTCGTTTTAGAAGGCTTCCAACCGTACTTCTTGGTCAGGCAGAACTCGATGTGCCTACGCGAGTTGTGGTTGAAGTTGACCACAGTAGTCTTGGTGAATGGTTCACCTTCGATGTAACCAAGGGTCTTGTTGTTACGCTTTGGGATGAATGTCTCATGCACTTCCCAAGGCTCGAACAAGTCTTGAAGTTCATGGTCAAGCTCTTCACGCTTTGTGCATAACTCGGCATATAACTTGCCAGCCTTGACCTCATCGAAAGTCCAGCCAGCGTTACCAATGTTCTCGGCTACCTCACTGATCTCATGAGCCATGTCGAGAGCTTCGTCAGGCCAAGTGTCAGGCTTGAGGAAGGTGTAGAGAGCCATAGCGACTCTGACATCCTGTTCACAGTAATCCTGCATCTCCTGAGACCAGTGTTCCCATCCACCATCGTAGTCGCCTTTTAGGAAATCACCACCAAGCCTACTTTGTAACCTCATGCCCCAAGCCTTCAGGCTGTGAGAACCAAACAGTTTCTTAGGCATGATCTCGGTAGACCAGTTGTAGGTGAAGTCCTCGTTCTTTAGATCAGCTCGTATAAGCCTCGACAGAACTAGGGTGTCTGTGCGCTTGCCCTCAAAAGGCCAGCTAGGATAGAGCTTCTTGATAACCTTGAAGTCGTAGCCAATGCCATTGTGGGCAACTAGCTCATCAGCCTCACAAAGCATCTCCAAGCCCTCTTTGATCCGGTCAGGACCATAGCTCCATACTGGATGGCCTTCTTCGCCAATCGCTATACAGTGGATAACATCAGGGTCTAAACCGTCAGTCTCCAAGTCGAAAAACAGCCGCCTCATCTGTCATCTCCCGATCCTTTGATCAGGTCGAGCTGCATACGCCTGTCTAGTTTGCGAAGGTTCATCTCCCCAACGCTACTGAGGTCGAACTGAAACTGAGCTGCTATGTTTGCCAAGTACCACAAGACATCACCGCACTCTTGCATGACTGCGAGGCGTTTCTCGTAGTCCATGTCTGCCAGTGGCTCACCTTCGTCACGCAAATGCTTCTTGAGCTTGTCACAGACCTCACCAGCTTCCGAGGCTAGGCCAAGAGCTAGGTATTCGATCTTGCTTTCCTCAACAATAAAGGTTGTCTCAGCTTGTAGCTGGTATCCATCAAGTGTCATTGGATTTGTCATCACTGAGGTTCTCCTTTGTTTTTAGTGAATTTGCTTTAGCGGCTGCTCTTTGCTGTTTGCTGGCAAGAGTCAGTGCAGCTCTTATCAGCCTTCTTCTTGATAATGGTTTTTGAGAGGTGTTTCGTACTGCGTTTACGTTCTTGAGGTACCCTTCATTGAGAAATGCTTTCATTAGAACTCGCTCCCTTCTTCGACCAATCGGCCTGTGTCTCTGTTGAACTTTAATGATCCCGCTACGCGACCCGTCTGTCCTGACCATCGGTTCTTCAAGATGGCTAGGATTCGGGTGTCGCTATGTGGATCGTCTTTCTCCACTGCGAGGCTTATGCAAATGTCAGATAGCTGGGCTATAGAAGCTGAACCTCGCAGAGATTGCAGCGTGGGTGTCTCACCACCCTCGAAGCCTTTGTCGCCAGATGGCCTACGAAGATGGCTAACCGCCATGACAGTCACGCCAAGCTCTTGCACTACCTCTGTACGAAGTCTTGTCATCGCTATGTCGATTAGTTTTCGTTCATCGTTGGTGGCTAGGCCGCTGACTAAGATGCTGATGTGATCGAGTATGATCACCGTCACACCAAGGGCTTTAACCATGAAGCTGATACGTTTGATGATTGTGTCGATGTCACAACTACCAAAGTGGTCATAGAGGTAGATAGGATGATCCTCTGGAAACAGGTCATCGTAGGCAGCTTCTACCTCTTCTTGAGATGCTTGGGTTTTGTTTACCGTGATATTCTTATTTAGATGAATACCTACTAATCCTAGAAGGCTACGCTTGTTAGACTCTTCCAGATTTATCAATCCTAGCTTCTCACCTTGCCTGTGAAGGTGGTATGAAATCTCCCTGACAAGTGTAGTTTTACCGAGTCCAGAACCAGCGCAGATCGTCACTAACTCCGCATTATCTCTAAGCCGCACACCGCCTACGATGGCGTTGAGGGCAGAGTATGGGTAAGTAATGGATGAAGCGGCATCATCCTGACCAATCACGCTTCTGAAATCGGCAGAGGTCATGATGCTATCAGGGCGATACTCTTTCGCCTCGAAGATAGCACTCACAACAGCCGCTGATTTCCCAGCCACCAAGCAGTCGTTAATATCCTTCATTGGGAGGTGACTTATGAAGGCTTTGCCGACTGGCAGCATCTGAGCCGCTTCCATAGCTGCCTTGCGTCCAGCGTCATCTGCATCAAAGCAGATCACACATCTGTCAAAGCCGGAAACGTAGTCATAGTTATCTTTGATTGCTCTTACAGCAGAGTTGGAACCGTTAGGTATGCCAACCGTTGCTGCATGATACTTGCCCAGACACACATGGGCAGAGATCGTGTCGAGTTCGCCTTCACAGATAACTAGCATCTTCCCTTTAGCCCACAAATGGGAGCCAAAAAGAGACATTTTCTTTGCGTCACCCAAGATGCTGAAACCTTTGTCTTTGGTTCGTATCTTCTGAGCGACAACAGTGCCATCCTTGCCGACATAGTTAGCGACTTGGACAGACTCTCCTTTGTGCATAGCTTTGAAGTAACCAAACTTCCTACACACATCCTTGTTGAGCTTCCGCTTAACTAGGTCTTGGT